GTCGCTAGCAACCCGTGGTGTTCTTTCAGTCCTTCTAAATTTATTGAGTCTACATCTGTTAATGTTTTGCCACCAGCAAATCCTCTTTTTAAATGACCATCTTTTACAGTCATGTAATCCCAAAGATCTTCACAATCTTCTTTACTAACATATGCACCTTGGTTTAAACGTGTCCAAACTCTGTATGCATTTAGCATTTTATTTGGTAGCAGCTCCTGTGCTTTAGCCTCAAATCTATAACTCATTCTGTATAAGTGATCACGTATTGGTTCTAGCATTTTATTTGTACGAGTCAATACCAACCAATGATCTCTATGTAAAGGTAGCTCTGTTAAACGTGCGTTCATATTTACAGATCCTTCACGTTCTGTAGGTATCCATTTTTTTTCTAAACGTTGACCCATATACGGAAAGATACTTGTAGCAAGTTTGTGCACAGCTCTAGGAACTCTAACCGATTGTATTTGTGGATCAAATGTGCCTTCTAATTCTATAAATATTTTTGCTGAAGCCCCTTGGAAAGAATAAATCGTTTGATCATCATCCCCTGCAATGTATGAACGAGTACACTTACTCTCTATATAAAAGAACATGTCCCATTGCAGAGGACTCAGATCCTGGGCTTCATCGAGGAAAACACAGTGTAGTGGTGGACAACGGTCCTCCTCGACAAACTTGGAAATCATATCAGAAAATTCAACCATACCTGTGCCTTGTTTATACGCAATCAGGTCTGCATTGATTTGTTCTGTTAACCAAATATCAGTTGTATAGTGTAAGCTTAATTCCATGGCTGCCTCTTCAATACTTAATTTTTTATTTCTAGCTAACTCTATAATACGCATGTGTGGGTTTTGATGTTCAACATGTCCGTTAACATTTAATCTTGATTCAAAAGACATATCTCTGCAGTACGGCGAAAAGTTTTTAAAATTTTTCCACTTATCACCATTTAGTAACTGTGTCTTTGTATTGATACCACACTCTTTTGTCCCCATAGAGTGCATGGTGCTAGCGTATATCTTGTCGTTATTTACTCTTTTCTTTGCCACTTGTGCTGCAGTGTTAGTAAAAGATATATATGCAATCTTGTCCGGTTCAGTTCCAGATTGTAATTCTTTCTCTAAATATTTCATCAAGGTGTGTGTTTTACCTGTGCCCGGTGGCCCTGGTATTATTATTCTATGCAAATGGTGCCTCTTTCATTTTATCTTTTCGTGTGTTTGGTTTATCTAATTTTATTGTAGGCAGCGTAAAATATCTTACACTTTTGTTATCTATTTTGCCCGTAACTTCCGCTGCATCAAACATGACTTGCATCATTCTAGCAGTCTTTTGTTTTTGATATTTTTTTGTGTCCCAAACTTTTGTTCTCAATATATATTTCCAAAAGTCTTTAAATTTAAAATAACTTACACCATCTTCTGTGTAAGCTAATCCACGCAATATATCTTTCCAATCTTTACCTGGTATCTTGTTTATATAATCTGCCAGTAACTCTTTTAATTGTACATCCACTTTCGTAGACTCTGGTGCTTCAATGGGTATTGTATCTTTTAGTAATTTATTTATTGCCTTTCTCCAGATTAATTTACCAACTGGTGGCATCGCTTGATTTATTTGTTCTAAACATTTTAAAGAAAATCTGTCTGGTTCATGTAAGTCTTGTGATTCTACCTCTACTTGTTCATCACCTATTGTTACGTAGTACAAAGGTGGATCAGAATCATACTTTTGTATTTCTTTTATCTCTGTCTCTGGCACACCGTCACCAACACCAAAATCCTGTAGAACACATTTTTTGGCATTACAATACGATACTATGGGTTCATCTTTACATTTATAATTATATTCTTTACCATCAATAGATTTAATTAATGTA